ATATTTGCTACATCTTTTGACCAGCAGGCACGGCAATCACCACAGTGCCCAAAATCTTGCTCTTTCTTTTCCTCTCTTGTCATTACTTTGAAAGCTTCAGAAGAGACCACCTTTGCATTCTTGTTGGTGCGATAGGCGAGACACTCTTTTCCATGTATTGCCTCACCTTTTCTGTGGACTGTAGAAGTGTTATCGTGTCCCTTGATTGGCTTGTCGCTTATCATGGTAGCACTCACACGGATCACCAAATTGCTGGGTTCTGTGCCGTATTGCTTGCGGTATTGCTTCACAAGCTTGGCCTCTCTTGTTGGCAACCAATGCTTTATAGTAGGTGTCAATTCAGCTGATAAAGCGATTGCGTGGAGCATATCAACAGATTGCAGGTCTCCACTATCAAACCACCTGTGATAGTTTACCCCAAGCTTTTTGCATCCTCTCTCTATTTGGAAAGATACCATTTTTGCCCAAAGCTTTGGATTTTCTTTGATCATCTTAACGGCTTTGAATAGATTGTTAGTCCACCCCGTATCTACTGAAGGCCTAAGCTTCTGAAGCTTTAAGGCATAGCATCGTGAACAAGTAGAGCCCTCAATATCAACAAGCTTGCCGCCAACATTGCAATGCTTTGCGCTTATGGCGAAAGTAGTAGAAGGCATTTTAGTATTGCCCAAAGATACTTTTCCACTTTCCTCAATTGATTTTTTGAGTGTTAGCTTTTCCATATTGAAACTCTCTTTCTGTTTTCTGTTATCTCTTGTTAGGAAGATAATCATCAAGAATGGAATTGCAAGTGGTTCAATAAAGTTTTTTCAAATTAATTTCACGTTATGTTTTTGACTATATAATAGGCGAGAAGATTTACCGAATGTGATCACAAAATTCTAGGGGTTATAGATGCTTTCTCTATTTGTGATCACAAGCTGAAAATTCTTAGAGCTAAACCCAAACTAGTTTAAGGTTAAACCATATGACAAAACATTTAGTTTAACGTTAAACTACTTTTGGAAATAATAGTTTAATATTAAACCATCGGTATATAAGAGCTTGTTTATATAAGAGATCCTGGATATAACCGAGTGTCGCTTGGGGTAGGGGGCGTGGGCCAGGGCGGGGGTGTACGCTATATGTATATGCCCAATGACAGCGGGGGGTAAAAACGGTTCTGTTAACCACTTATGGAAATTTATGGTTTACAAGTATTACAGGTTGAAGCATTTATTAAGATTCTTGTAACACTTTAGGGGTGAGGTAACATACTTGTAACATAGTTGTAACAATTCGTGATCACATTTAGTATAAATAAGGGCTTGACAAAAGTGCGGGTATCCATATAATTAATACTGTTAGTATATACTACTAGTAAAGCCTTTTAGTATAGACTGTAAGTAGTACTTATAAGTAATACTGTTAGCTAATACTAGTAGTCTTCTACTTATAATACTTATAATACTTATAATACTACTAGTAATAACTAACAGTACCCTCTACTTCTCTTTATATCTATAAAGGTAAAATATAATTTTAGTCTCTGCATTTAGTCCTTGACAGATGCAGGCTAATAGATACAACTACTGGTGCATTGGTTCTAATAAAGATGTCTAAAAAAGTAAGATACTATCAGTCTGATAAAGTTCTAGAAGAATTCTACTTGGCTTTAGCTAAAGGTAATGAGAAGATACTAAGAAGGGTACACATCCCTCACAGTTCAGTCTTCTATGCTAGGGAAGCTTACTACAATCATTCAGGTGAGTGGATTACTTTAGACAGAATGGAAAGATCTATGTACTTAGAAGGTATGTTAAGTGCATATAATGTATTAGATCCTGAGAGAACAAGAGACTGGGAAGACTAATGGCTAAAACAGTGTTAGACGATTGGAAAGTACTACCTAGGCTTATGATGCTTGCGGTTACTGTATTGACTTACCAAGCAGTACACTGGTTTATGTCACTGCCAGATCCAAGTGTAGCACAGTCAGGACTTGTATCAGTCTGTATGGGTGCTCTAACTGGTTGCTTCGGCATCTGGATGGGCAAAGAGTCTAAGACTACTGTAACCCCAACACGTGTAGTACACGAAGAGAGTTATAACAAATGATAGGTCAACTTATAGGTGCGGTAGGTGGACTAGCTTCCACGTATCTTGACAGCAAGGTAGCAGTGCAGAAGGCCAACGCAGAGATCCGTGTGAAGCAAGCAACTGGTGAGCTTGACTGGGACATAGCTGCAATGGACAGCACAAAGAACAGCTGGAAGGATGAGTGGATTACTCTTCTATTTAGCATCCCCCTTATCTTAGCTTTCTGTGGTGAGTGGGGTAACCAGATCGTACAGGCTGGCTTTACAGCACTTGAGTCTATGCCTACATGGTACCAGTACTCACTAGGTGGTATCGTTAGTGCTAGCATTGGTATGAGATCAGTATCTAAATTCTTTACAGGTAAGAAGTAATATGGCATTTAAACTTTCCAACCGTAGCTTAACTAAGATGGATGGCGTAGACGAGAGGCTCGTGTCTGTAGTCAAACGTGCCATTGAACTAACTAAAGTAGACTTCGGGGTTATCTATGGTTTAAGAACTGTAGAGGAGCAAGAGAAGCTTGTAGCTGCTGGCAAGTCTCAGACTATGAAGTCCAAGCACCTAGAGGGTAGAGCAGTAGACCTTATGGCATATGTAGATGGCAAGGGCTGTTGGGAGTTGAATGTCTATGATGACCTCTGTGACGCAATGAAAGAGGCTGCTAAGGAACTTGGTGTAGCAATCAAGTGGGGTGCAGCCTGGTCAGAAGGTGACATTAGGGACTATGCAGGCACGTCTGAAGATGCTATGATGTCTTACGTGGACTTAAGAAGGTCTCAAGGTAGAAGACCTTTTATTGATGGTCCTCACTTTGAGTTGATGTAATATGGCTATCGAGTACAGAGGTGAGAAGTTCGCAGGCTACAATAAGCCTAAGAGAACCCCTAAGCATCCTACAAAGTCTCATGCGGTCCTTGCTAAGGAAGGTGACACAATTAAGCTTATCAGGTTTGGTGAGCAGGGTGCATCCACAGCAGGTAAGCCTAAGTCAGGTGAGTCCGATAAGATGAAGAAGAAACGTGCTAGCTTTAAGGCAAGACACGCAAAGAATATTAAAAAAGGTAAACTAAGCGCAGCCTACTGGGCAGACAAGGTGAAGTGGTGATACTATGATGAAAGTCGGCTTAATGATAGGTGGCGATACACCTGACGTAGACCCCAAGAATAAAGACCGTGCTGAAGAGTATTGGATGTATGGTGCTTCAGAAGAAGACCTCGCTAAGGCTTGGGATAAAGAACTTGAGTATGCTAAACTTAAGAAGTGTGGTAACTGCCATTACTTTAACAACAGAGCCAAGACCCTAAAGGCTTTAAATGCTGAAGCGGGTATGGGTGCCTGTATGAAGTTTTTGTTCATGTGTTCTCAGGACGCTTCTTGTCAAGCTTGGGACTGTAAAGACATGGGCTTTGACGAAGACTTAATGTAATGTGGATGGCGCTTGTCCTTGCTTGCACCAGTGATTCTGCATTTTCCTGTCAAGTGATGGCTAACTCAAAGGAATTATTCAGGACAGAGAAAGAGTGTAAAGCTAACTCGTACAACATGTCATCTTACTTGATGTCTAAAGGGAGTTATGCCTTACCTATCTGTATAGAAATTGGAGTAAGTACTTAATGCCACAAAAAAAGAAATCTACAGTAAATGCTGCCGGTAACTACACAAAGCCCACTATGCGTAAGAACCTTGTCTCAAAGGTTAAGGCGGGTGGAAAAGGTGGTAAGCCTGGACAATGGTCAGCAAGAAAAGCACAGATGGTTGCAAAGCAATACAAAGCTAAGGGCGGAGGGTACACTTCATGAAGGAACCCCAGAAGTCTTTAAAGAACTGGACAAAGCAGAAGTGGCGTACAAAGAGTGGAAAGCCTAGTGCTAAGACTGGTGAGAGGTATCTCCCAGAGAAAGCTATCAAGTCTTTGTCTTCTTCAGAGTACGCAGCAACAACAAAAGCCAAGAGAGAAGGCACTGCTAAAGGTAAGCAGTTTGTCAAACAACCTAAGAAGATATCAGAAAAAGTAAAACCATTCAGAGCAGCAAAAGGTACCCTAGCAATGAAAACTCCAATGAACGCAGGCATGAAAGCACTAAAGAAAAAGGCACCAGCAGTAGCCAAGAAGATGGGTTACTCGAAGGGTGGTATGAAGAAAACAATGGGCTACAAAGCAGGTGGCGTAGTGCAAGCCAAATGCGGCGCATCTTATAAGGGTTAAGTGAAATGTTTAAGTTCTTAATTAAGATTGGTAAAGAGATCTTAGGTACCAACAGTAAACGTGTAGCTGATGACCTAGCAAGACAAGGTGGTACACGTATCCCTAAAAGTAAGGTACCAAAAAATGTAACAGTTAGGAAAGCACCTACAGTAGCCCAGCCTAAGTCCCCCAGCACTGGTCAGTTCAGAAGAAGTCAGCCACCAGCTGCCCGTGCTAACACAGCCCCAGCCGCTCCTAGAACTGCACCTAGACCACCTGCAACAACCAAACCAGGTAGTAAGCCTAGGGTACCTTCCACGAATACAAAACCAAAACCAAGTACAAGCGTAGCTAAGCCTAAGGCTTCCCGTTCAGGTAGCGGTAGTTCCGGCCCTAGTCGCCCAATGAAAGATATCACACCTAACAGGAATGCACCTGGAAGACCAAGTGGTTCTCGTATTGTGGGTGTGAACCCTAAGGCCATGCGTAACCCAAGCACTAAGTTGGGTGCCCTTGACATGTCTACACCTGAGGTATTGGTTCCTCCTTCTGATGATAAAAAACCAACTAAGAAGCCTTTAAAAAAGACAACAAAGAAACAAAGTGATGCAAACAAGAAGGCAGCAGAAACTAAGAAGAATGCTCCTACTAACGCAGCACCAAAGAAGTCACTTCGCCCTAAGCAACGCCCTGCTGCAGGACCAGTTACTAACGAGTCCTTCGGTAAGGCATTCGCTAGAAACCGTAAGTCTGGTAATGCTACTTTTACTTGGAAGGACAAGAAGTACACTACTCGATACAAGGAGGAAAGTGTTGCCCAGCACAAGAAGAAGTTTGGCGTGGAGGGTAAGTACTGATAGTGTTTAAACTTGAAGGTGATAAAGTTGTTAGCCCTCGTGGTGATGTTCTTGCAGAAAAAGTCTATGGGGAGTGGCAAACTAAAGATGCTGCTGTCCTAGACTTCTTGGCAGGTCAGGACAAACCAAAAAAGAAAGTAGCCCCAAAGAAAAAGAAACAGGTTCAAGAAGAGTTAGCTATGGAAAGAGCAAGAGATGAGAATGGACATTTCATTGCTGATGACCCTGATACAGAAGTTAACGAAGCTTGGGTAGTTAAGACAGTTAAGAAGGTTATTAAAAAGTAATGGTTGTAGCTCGTGCATATAACACTGTAACAAAAGGTCTAACAGTTACCGCTACGTCAGGCGGTGCTAGTGCTGATGTTCTGTACGTATGTCCTGCTAACTTTGATGCAGAGATAGTATTCCTGCATGTTACTAATGGTGATACTGCTAATCACAATATAAGTCTACAGTGGTATCACGCAGATACAAATACGTATCACCACATACTAAACGATAAAGCTATAGCTGGTAAAGATGTGTATAACGTCATAACGTCAGACAGGTTATTCTTACACGCAGGTGATAAGATATTGGCCTTTGACGGTGCCAGTGCTTCTTTAGAAGTGTTTATGTCAGCCAAAGAGATGTACAACCCTAACAGGTAACGCATAGCGGGGTTGCATTATTATCTGTGGTATGATATAACTATATGTGTAAAACTAGTCTCCGGTGGTTAATTCAACCACAGATCAGATACAAACGGAGACTATCATGTTTAAAGTATGGGCAAGTTCAGCACTAAAATCAATCCAAGACTCTCAACAAAGACGTGCAGACTTCTGGATTCTCCAGAATATGTCAAACAAAGAGCTACGTGATATTGGTATTTCACGAACTGAAATAAGGCGTACAATTTATGGGCAGAACACTAACTGAAAAACAGCAGAAGTTCTTAGACGTTCTGTTTGACGAAGCCAAAGGCGATCCTGTTAAAGCTAAGAAGCTTGCAGGATACGCCGAAGGTGTGGCTACTGCTCAAATTGTAGCGTCTATCGAAGACGAAATTGTAGACAGAACAAAGAAGTTTATCTCACAGTCTTCCACCAAGGCTGCCTATACTATGTTCAGCGTTATGGCAGACCCAACAGACCTAGGTGTTAAAGAAAAGATGATGGCCGCTAAAGATATTCTTGACAGAGCGGGTTTCACTAAGACAGAGAAGGTAGAGGTTAAGACTTCGGAGCCTCTCTTTATCTTACCATCAAAGGATGATGATGCCTAAGGTTAAGACTGCAAGGGCATCAGAGGCAAAGTACCCAACTAAAGTAGAATGGCAAGTACCCCTTCGAGGAGAAAATGGTGAGTGGTACCCCATCATAAGAGTTGGAAGACACGTACCTTTCGGATACAAGCAGGACGAAGAAGATCCTGATCTACTAATACCCATACCAGAAGAATTAGAACTTTTAGAAAAAGCAAAACTATTCCTACAAGAGTACAGCTTACGGCAGGTGGCTCGATGGCTCTCCCAACAGTCAGGTAGGTATATATCACATGTAGGGTTAGACAAACGTGTCAGGATCGAAGAAAAGCGAAGACGATCTTCCTCAAGCTATAGGAAGTATGCCAAAAAGTATAAAGAAGCGTCGCGGAAAGCGGAGAAGATCGAAAAAGAAAGACTTGGTGGTAGAGCTACCAAAAGAATCTTTGGAGACTCTCGCACAGGACCATACAACTCTGACTCAGAATGACGATGACGTTGAGCAGGTACAAAGAGAAATTATCTTTGAACCCAACCCTGGGCCTCAAACGAGCTTCCTAGCTGCCACAGAGCAAGAAGTTCTCTACGGTGGTGCAGCTGGTGGTGGTAAGAGCTATAGTCTAATCGCAGATCCGGTTAGGTACTTCAACAACCCTAACTCTAGGATGCTTATTGTACGTAGGAGTACAGAGGAACTAAGAGAACTTATCTCAGTATCTAAACAACTATACCCACGGGCTATCCCAGGTATTAAGTTTATGGAGAGAGACAAGACTTGGGTTGCTCCTAGCGGTGCCACACTCTGGATGTCGTACCTTGACCGTGACGATGACGTCATGAGGTACCAAGGTCAGGCCTTCAACTGGATTGGTTTTGATGAATTAACTCAATGGCCTAGCCCCTATGCCTGGAATTATATGCGCTCACGGCTTAGGACTACAAAGGCAAGTGGCTTACCTCTCTACATGAGGGCAACGTCAAACCCCGGGGGCCCCGGTCATCAATGGGTAAAGAAAACCTTCATTGACCCTAACACACCTAACGAGGCATTTTGGGCTACAGACGAAGAAGGTGAGACAATCTGTTGGCCCAAGGGTCATAGTAGGGAGGGAGATCCTCTATTCAAGAGGAAGTTTATCCCTGCGACTTTGTTTGATAACCCTTACCTGTCTGATGACGGGATGTACGAAGCCAACCTACTCTCTTTGCCCGAGCATCAACGGCGTCAACTGTTGGAAGGGGATTGGGACATCAACGAGGGAGCTGCTTTCCCTGAGTTTAACCGTAGAGTTCACGTTGTAGAACCCTTCGACATACCCCACAGTTGGCCTAGGTTTAGGGCGGCTGACTACGGATACGGGTCTTACAGTGCTGTACTTTGGTTTGCTGTATCTCCAGACGAACAGCTTATTGTTTACAGAGAGCTTTACGTGTCTAAGGTTCTAGCCACAGACTTAGCAGACATAATTTTAGACCTTGAGTCTTCTGAGAATATAAGGTATGGTGTTTTAGACAGTTCCCTTTGGCACAAGAGGGGAGACACTGGACCCAGCCTAGCAGAACAAATGATAGTCAAAGGTTGCAGATGGCGACCAGCTGACAGGTCTAAGGGGTCTAGGGTCTCAGGTAAGAACGAACTACATAGAAGACTTCAGGTAGACGAGTTCACAGAGGAGCCTAGAGTAGTTTTCTTTAATACCTGTTACAATACAATTGCTCAACTACCATCCCTTCCTCTTGATAAAACAAACCCTGAGGACGTGGACACTAAATCTGAAGACCACATCTACGATGCCCTACGTTACGGTATTATGACAAGACCTAGAAGTAACTTGTTTGATTACAACGCTAGCACTCAGCGTACAGGCTTTCAGGCAGCAGACTCAACGTTTGGATACTAAGGAATAATTATGGAAGAAGATGACATCTTGGCTGAAGAAGTCTACATGGAAGATGCTAAAGTATCTTTTATTGAGGACGCAGACGAAGAAGCCTATAGTGATCCCTCAGTAGGAACTATCGTAGGCTACGTTCAGCAACGTTTTGAGAAGGCTGAGACTGCTAGAAATGCTGAGGAGCAACGCTGGATCAGAGCGTACAGAAACTATAGAGGTCTTTACAGCCCAGACGTACAGTTTACTTCTACAGAGAAGTCTAGAGTGTTTGTTAAGGTTACGAAGACAAAGGTGCTGGCAGCTTACGGTCAGATCGTAGAGGTTCTGTTTGGAGCAAACAAGTTCCCTATCAGCATTGACCCAACGGTTCTGCCTGACGGTGTTACTGAGGCTGTACACCTTGAGACTGAAGACAGCCTTAAGCAAATGGATGAGCGTCAGGATTCTTTAGCTGAGACTCCAACCCTTGAACCTGGGGAGACACTTGTAGACTTCAGGGAACGTCTCGCTGGCCTTAAGGATAAGCTAGCCCCAGTGGAGGCTGACCTAAAGGAAGGTGAGGCAGGATCACCCACACAGATTACTTTCCATCCCGCTATGATAGCAGCTAAGAAGATGGAAAAGAAGATACACGACCAGCTAGAAGAGTCTAATGCCAGAAAGGAATTGCGTACAGCAGCCTTTGAGTGTGCCTTGTTTGGTACTGGGATTATGAAAGGCCCGTTTGCAGTAGATAAAGAGTATCCTAACTGGACTGAGGAAGGAGAGTACTCCCCTCTTATTAAGACCATGCCTAGATGCTCCTCTGTTTCTATCTGGAACTTCTACCCAGACCCAGATGCAGCAAACATGGATGACGCAGAGTATGTCGTTGAGCGTCACAAGATGTCTCGCACTCAGATACGATCCCTTAAGAAAAGACCTTTCTTTAGGGAGAACGCTATTGATACAGCAGTATCCATGGGTGAGTCCTACACAAAAGAGTGGTGGGAGCAAGCTATGGAGGACGACGACCAAGAGGCCCGTAGCGAACGCTTTGAGGTTCTTGAGTTCTGGGGTTACCTCGATACAGACCTACTGAAAGATCAGAATGTTGATATTCCTGAGGATCTGGAAGATCTTGACCAAGTATCAGTCAACATCTGGATTTGTAACGGACAGGTTCTACGCCTAGTCCTTAATCCATTTACCCCATCTTACATTCCCTACTACGCAGTTCCGTATGAAGTAAACCCTTACTCCTTCTTTGGTGTAGGTATTGCAGAGAACATGGACGACACTCAGACACTTATGAATGGCTTCATGAGAATGGCTGTTGACAATGCTGCACTTTCTGGCAATCTTATCATTGAAGTTGACGAGACAAACCTAGTGCCAGGTCAAGATATGTCAGTGTACCCTGGAAAAGTCTTTAGAAGACAAGGTGGTGCACCGGGGCAAGCTCTCTTTGGAACCAAGTTCCCCAACGTCTCTAATGAGAACATGCAGCTATTTGATAAAGCGAGGGTGCTAGCAGATGAATCGACAGGATTCCCGTCTTTTGCTCATGGTCAAACAGGCGTTAGTGGTGTTGGTAGGACTGCAAGCGGCATTAGTATGCTTATGTCTGCTGCTAACGGTTCTATTCGTAATGTGGTTAAGAATGTAGATGACTATCTCCTATCCCCTTTAGGTAAAGCTTTCTTCAATTTTAATATGCAGTTTGACTTTGACCAAGAGATCAAGGGTGACTTAGAGGTTAAGGCTCAAGGTACTGAAAGCCTGATGGCTAACGAAGTCCGTAGTCAACGTTTGATGCAGTTCTTGCAGATTACACAGAACCCTGCCTTAGCTCCCTTCTCTAAGATGGACTACATCATCCGTGAAATTGCTAAGTCTATGGATCTTGACCCCGACAAGGTAGTAAACTCCATGGCAGACGCTAGACTTCAAGCTGAGTTGCTGAAGGACTTCCAAGCCCAGAACCCACCGCCTGAACCTCAACAGGGTGTGCAACCACCACAGGGAGGCCCACAGGGCCAAGGAGCGGCCCCTGGAGTACAGGATACCTCTGGAGCAGGGGGTGGCAACATAGGAACCGGAACAGCCCCTCAGCCGGGAGAACAGGGCTTCTCAGGTAACACAGGCCAACAAGGTGCTGCTTAATGCATAATCTAAAACCTTTAGTAAATGATAAGGCACTCTGGGAATCCTTCCTAGAAGAGATACAATCCCGTTTGAACGAGGTTCATAAGCAGATGGAACAAGCCCAAGGCATTGAGGACTTGTACCGTCTGCAGGGGCAGGCAGCTTGTTTAAACAAATTTAAATTCTTGAGGGAAAAGGTTAATGGCTGATCAAACACAACAAGCTTTTAATTTTGAGGATACAAATCCTCCTACTGACGACAGCCAATCTATTTTTGATTACACAGCTGAAGGTCTCCAGCAAGAGGCAGATAAGTATGCAGCAGAGTTCACTGAGGATGACTCCAG